CGACGTGTCACCGTTGCCGTCGCGGGTCATGACCGTGTTTGCGCCCTCGCCCGACGACGGCATCTGGCCGCGCAGCAGATCGGCGTCGAGCCCGGATCCGGCACCGTCATTGCCCGGATGCCAGGCAGGCAGCCCGCCGATCAGCACTGAGTTGGCCGCGACGGTCGCGCCGGCGGTGATGTTGGTTGCCGCGGCAAAGGTCGACGACGACAGCGCCCCTGCGAACGCCGCACCGGTCAGCAGCGCAAACTCGGATGCGTGCCGTCCATCGAGCATGTCTGCATCGAGACCGGAGCCGGAACCGTCGACGGTCAGCATCCGCGCAATGATGTTCGCGGCGGTCATGATGACGGCCATGCTCTTGGGCGTCAGCGCACGTACCGCGTCGGCCATCGCTGCCGCCTCGGCGTCGGTCGCCAGCTCGATCACGCCGGCCGTCTCGGTGGTGGCGGGCGGATTGAGGAAGTTGGCGTTACCGAAGGTGATCCGGTCGGCGGGCACGCCGACCAGCGCGATATCGATCGCAAGCAGCAGCAGCGACGCGGCCGACTTCTCGACGATCGTATCGGCCTGGCCGTAGATCGCGAACATCGTGCCGTCTTCGAGGTACAGCGCGAAGGAGCGCAGCGGATAGGCGTCGGCGGACTCGTCGCGCACGACCAGGTGGATGATGTCCGCCGCGACCGCCGCCCCCGAGATGGTCGCGATGCGCTTGTATTCGCCGGGCAGCGTCGTGCTGGTCGGTAGCGGTGCCACACCCGCGCCCGACACGCCGACCGCGGCGATCTGAACCGCGTTGGTGCCGCTGTGCGCGCCGTTGACTAGGGCCGCACGGCCGGCATCGGTGATCGTAAGGGTGAGGGCCATATCGACTCCGTCAGGCGGTAAGGGAGAGGCGGACGAAGGCCGCGAGGCGGGCGGCGCCGATCGCGCCGAGCTGAGCGCTCGCGTTGAGCGCCTGGCTGAAGGTGAAGTGCGAGCGGACGGGCTTGGTCCGGTAGACCTCGGCGATCACGGCATCGACATAGGCGGCGTCCGCAGGCGCGCCCTGGTCGTCGGTGATGTTGAGGAGGAGGCTGAAGGTGTGCGGCTCGCCGGGCGGCTCCATCTGCCACCATTCACGGATCGCGACGACGCCCCCGAAGGATTCGATGACGTCGCGCACCGACGAGGACGTCCCCTTGCGCCGCTGGATCGCCAGCGCCTGGCGGACGCGCGCGCGCTTTACCGTTTCCGACCAGGCGCTCGACCAGCTGTCGATCGACAGCGCCCATGCCAGATAGGGCAGCAGCTCGACCGGGCAGGTGTCGGGGTTCCACAGGTCGCGCAGCGGCACCGGAACATCCGCGAGCCGCGCCATGCTCTCCTCGAGCGCTCGCTCGAGCTCGCTGGCGTTGCGGGGCAGCAGCGTCATTCGCCAAGCCCTGCATGGTTGACGGTCACGCCCGTGCACCAGTTGGCCTGCGTGCGATCGAGCACGATGTCTGCGGCCGGGCTGGTCAACACGACGTTCTGCACGCCTTCGGTATGGAGCGCGCCGAATATCCCCGAACGCGTGATGTCGCGGCCGAGGCGGTGCGAGTTGGCGACGTAGGCGGCGAGCCGCGCGCGGGCGTCGGCGATGACGATCGAGCCGTCGGGGCCGGCAAACGTCGTGATCGATGCCTTTACGGCGTATTCAACGATCTGGGCCGACTGGATCGTGACGTAATCGGTGAGCGGACGCCGCGTCTCGGCTGACACGTAGCCGAGTACGGTGTCGAGCAATGCCTGCGATGCAGTACCTGTGCCGACGCGCGACAGGACGGTGATGCGTACCTCCCCGGTCGTCGGGCTCGTCGCACTGGCGTCGAGTACGTCCGACGCGGCGGACAGCGCGTGGAAGATGTAGGCGCCCTCGGGGCCAGCGACGGAATAGCCTTCGGGCGCCAGCACCAGGCGGCGCCGGAAGTCCTCGTCGCTTTCGTAGACTGCAGAGGCGTTGGTCTGGAGGTTTGCCGGTGTGATGAGCAGGCGCACGACACCCAACAACGCGGCCAAGTTGTCGAGATCCGCGCCGATTGCATAGGCGGGCATGACCGCGCGGGCGGCATCGTTCACGCGCGCGCGCAGCAGCATCTCGCGGTACGCGGCGACCTCGAGCAGCTTTATGGCGGGATCCGATTCGACCGTGGCATCGAACGCCGGCACGAGCTCCCGCAGCGCAGCAAGCATCTGGCCGTAGATCGTGTCGTAATCGAGGGTCTCGACGATCGTCGGCGCCGGCAGGCGCGACAGATCGACAGCGGTGAAGGTTGACGGATCGGCCATCCGGCCATGTCGTCGGTTAGGTCAGGGCAGCGCCATCATGGTTGGGTGTGGGATCGGGTTTCACACTTAAGCAAAGATATTCGCTATGAGAGGATAGCTCTTCATCCGGTCACGGCAGGCAAGATAGCGACCTATGTAGTCAGAGCAGTTAGCAGCGCTGAAGAGCCGTTCAATGACGGCGGCTACGACACTGACTGGTTAGGATACCTTGCAAACCAACGGCATTCAGCCGTGCATTCGAGGTCGAATGTCCCGGCTCGAACCCATTCAGATACAACAAGCGCGGCCGCAGGCGTTGTAGTCGTATCTAATCATGCGCAGACGCCTGAGAAGCCCGCGCTGCGTCGCGACCAGCTGTGATAGGTGTGCGGTTTGCTGTCCGCCGGCGCTCTTGGCGGCGCCATCGTCTTTCGACCGTTTTCAAAATCTCATTAAGTTTTGTAAAAATACGGTAGATCTAAACGTTGTAATTAATATTAAGTTAATTACCATGTTATGTGGCGTTACGCCGGTTAGTTAGAGTCCTTAAATTCAAGAACATCGTCACATGGTGACGACCAATCATAGGACAATAGATATGCCTCTATCAACAGCAGTTGCTAATATAATCTGGGAACAATGTCTCGACCTGAGCAAATGTATAAAAATTGGCTGGCCAATTAATAAAAAGATTTGTGTCGGGGTGAAAGCGTGCTTGCGTATCATTGAAAAGAACGGTTCCATCTTGCTTCAGGTTGACGCTGGCGGAAATGTCTTTGAGTACAATTTGACGAATGCCTGTCATACAATATTTTCGATAGGCGTCGGAAATATCGACATATGCATCGAGACGCATGGTCCGCAAAAAGTGCGACTTCAGGCAAAGGCTTGCATAGGCTACGGGCCTATCAATCAATGTTGGGACATCTGGGGAACCGACATTGCCTGGCTGACGGCAGCGGAATTCGCAGCGCTCGATCTGACTGCACTAGAGCTTCCACCACACGTCATAAACTCTCTGTCTGAATCGAATAAATATATCGCATTCACGGATGAGTTTCAACCATTGGCTGATTGCAACTGCTAAGGCTAAGTAAAAGGCGGTGCAGGAGCATAATTTCTGCGCCGCCAAATAAGCTAGCGGCTAAAACTATATAATTGCCTTTTTCATGCGTCACCGCTTAGTTATCGATCAGCGATAGAGAGTAGTATCGGCGCTATGATTCTTTCATATGCGCGAACAGGACGTCGAGTAGTGCCTGACGTTCCACCACCGTGTCGCCGAGCAAGATACGTCTCGCGTATCGGACTGGCCTACTACCCTTGGCCGGCGCATCTTCCAGCCCCTCCTGATGGACCCGTGCGATCCGGGCAGCACGCCCGCTGAACCCGACCCACGCCTCGGTGTCGGTCGATCCCGCCTTCAGATTGGACGTGTTGCGGAGCTTGCGGAACATGGCCTTGCGCTTGATCGTCCCGCTTCGCCGCAGCCGGCCGGCGGGTTGCGGCTTGCGCGCGGCGAAAGGCTGGCCGTTTGGATCCTGCTGACGGGCAATGCGTGCCGACTGGCTGCTGCAGAGCGTGCGCGCCATGACGCGCAGGATCTTGCTGCGCTCACCGGTATCGATACGACGCAGCAGCGCGCCCGCGAGCGCCTCGATGTCGGCAAAGTCGCTCACCGGCTGTCCACGAAGCGCGGGTCGCTCGTTTGCGCGACGACCTGGTTACCTATGAGGAGTTGCCACAAGGGCACGCACCCGATCCCAAAGCTGTCGGCATCGCCCGCAGGCTCTGCGCGCTCGGCTGTGAACCCGCCGCCCTCCTTCGCCGAAACGCGCACGGCTTCGTCGAGGTCGATGAAGATCGACACGTCGGCGGTCTCCGCGTCGAGCAGCTCGGATTCGAAGCGGAATGGCTCCTGGTCGGTGCGCTGCAACAGCTCGGGCTGGTGCTGGGCGATCCATGCGAGGATCGGCACCATGAGATCGTCAACGTCGCCTGCATAATCCTGCACGACAATATTGGCGGTGTAACGGTATTCAAGGCTGAGCGACCCCGTGCCCGCTGCGATCCGCCCCTTGTCGACGAAGATCGACAATCTGGACGGATCCGCCGCGAGCGCGGGCACGAACATCTGCAGCGTCTGCCGCAGGCTTTCCGGCTTCTTCAACGAACGTCCTTCGTCTCGAGGGTGTATGGCATTGCGAGACGATGTCGCCCGGCTCTTGCGAACCGGGCGCATCAATTAACGGATGGGTTTACCAACTGGCCAATAACGCATGAAATCACCTCCTTTCGTGCTGGTTTCGGAATTGGTCATGAAGCTCACCCGAGGGCGATCTAGGGCGATCGTGCGCGGTGGACGTGGCGGGTACCGGCCAATGTCTTATCCCTTGGGTGACTGGCACGCGGCGGGCGTGTTCCAGTTAATGAGGCGGTCGAGATGGTCGGCGTTGGCGGCGAAGGACCGCGCGAGGCGAATGATGCCGGCGCGGATCCGCGTCGGGATCTGCGCGATAAGGGCCGGGTCCTCGGGCAGGCCCTCGGGCC